AGCTCTCTCCTGCATCTCTCGCCCGGTGGGCGGGGTGTGGGGAGAGAGTAAACCATGGTGGACTATGAGTCAAGCATGGTGGACTTTTGCAGTGCGGATACGCGACTGCGTCATGCTGCAGACGCTTTTAGTCAGCTATTGGCGCGATGGCGTAAGCGGATGCGAGTGCTATCAGTGACCGAAAATCCCCGCAGTGACGGAGCTAAGCGATCAGTGTGCCCGAGCGCTAGGAAGCGTGGCTCGCAATCTAGTGCATCTGATAAAGCAAAGAGATTTTGCAGCGTCAGGTTCTTGACCTGATCCTTTTCCCAGGAGGAAACGGTCTGCTTTCTAATACCTAAAGCATCGGCCACCTGCTCTTGCGTCAGGTTCCGGGCCTTGCGCAGCCCTTTAATTCGGCTACCGATGGTTTCGTCTGGCACAGCATATGCTAGAGCGCTCCTAGGTCCACCATCATTGACCTGATGGTCCACCATGGTAGACTCAGGCGCATGCGTACCTCTGACGTGATAAGTCATTTCGGCAGCCGTCCCAAGATCGCCGAAGCACTCGGCCTCAGTCGGGCGGCTGTATATGCATGGGACGAGCTGGTTCCTCCCTTGCAGGCTGCCAAGCTCGCGGAACTCTCCAACGGAATTCTTCGATTCGATCTCAGCGCATATAGCGATTGGAATCGACCTAAGCGTCAACGTCGTCGCAAGGCCATTTAGTTTTATTGTGCCAAAGTCTGCCCGAAAGGGCTTTTTTTAAGCAAATCGACACGACTTAACGTACCAACATAACGGCTGTGTCAAATAACAAAAAGTTAGAAGGGGAGGGGGAGCGGCTATTTTTTTGGCTGGTCGCAGCGCGATGGCTCAAACCCCTCATCCCAGCAATCGGGAGTCCCGCATGAACTTAGCTATGCATATGCCGCGCACCGACAAGCTACGCGGTAAACCGTTATTGCTGAGCTGGCTAGGCGGCATCGTGGCCGGCTGGGGATTCGCGTACCTATTCGCGCGTCTAGTCATTTGGATCGCGCATGCGGTGTTTGGATGAGCGACGTGCGCGAAGCCCTCATCGAGGACTATCGGCAGTTGCTGCTGACACTCGCTCCATCTGAACAGCGTGAGGTATGGGCGCGCATGTCACAGCTCATCAAAGGCCGCTCTCCGCAACAGGTCGAGCGTATGGAACGCGAGCGAGGACTGCGTGCGTCGTGAGGGAGTGGAACACAGACGGCTCGCTAGAGGCCGATACGCGTTATCCAGTATGGCTCAAATGGGCCTTCAAACAGTCGTGGATGCCTGAATGGGCGTTGTCATTCCTGTTTCGCTTGACATCGTGGTGGCCCTGATGGCAATGGATTGGCTTCGGCTTTGGGTTGATGTAATCGATGACGAGAAATTGAAATTGCTCGCCTTTGAAGATCGGTGGCACTACATCGCCATCTTGTGCATGAAGCGCAAAGGCATGCTCGATGCGCCAGATACAGACTCGCTCCGTGACCGGAAAGTGGGCGCCAAACTCGGCTTGGGTGACCACGATCGCGACCAGGTCAGACAAAGGTTGACCGAAGTTGGTCTTTTGGATGAGCGCTGGCAACCACTGGGATGGGGTAAGCGTCAGTTCGTTTCTGACGGTGATCCGACCGCCACACAACGCAAGCGGAAACAAAGAGATAGGGATCGTCACGTAGATGTCACGCGTGACATCCGTGACAGTCACGGACGGGTCACGGACGAGTCACTGGAGGGTCACACCGCTCAGATATCAGACTCAGAAAAGATCAAGATAGGTCAAACGGCGTTTGACCAGTTCTGGTCGGTCTACCCGAAGAAGGTCAAACGGAAAACCTCGGCGGAGATCTGGAACCGGAAGCGTCTCGATTCCAAATCCGGCGAACTCATCGCAGATGTTCAGCGGCGGCTGGAATCGGATCGGCGTTGGCGCGAGGGATTCATCCCCGACCCGACGACCTACCTCAACCAAGAACGCTGGGGCGATGCGCTGGAAATCGTCAAGCGGCCACGTGTGGAGGGGCTGTGAAAACTTTTGCCGAGTTTGGAATTGTTCTACCCGGTGGCGCTTCCGGAGAGATCGATGTCACCTGCCCAAAGTGCTCCCCGGAGCGCAAAAAGAAACACGCGCGTTGTCTGTCGGTGAACGTCAGCAAGGGTGTTTGGAACTGCGCGCACTGCGGATGGTGCGGGGGCCTATCAGAAGGCGAGAAGCGCTTGGAGCTTCCGTGGCGTAAGCCACAGTTCCGGCGCCCTGCGCCGCTGACGCCGCGTGCGGAGCCAGGTATTGACGCATGGCTTGCATCGCGCGGGATCAGTGCCGAAGTCGCAGCGCGCAACAAGGTGACCTATGCGACGGTCTACATGCCCCAAGTCGAGGAGCATGTCGGGGTGATTGCTTTCCCGTACTATCGCGACGGCGAGTTGGTCAACGTCAAATATCGCGATCGCCAAAAGAACTTCCGCATGGAGACTGGCGCCGAGCGGATTCTCTACGGGCTGGGCGATATCAAGGCCGACCTATGCATCATCGTCGAGGGTGAGATCGACAAGCTCTCGGTGGAGGAGGCTGGCTTCACGAGCTGCGTATCCGTACCTGATGGCGCGCCGGCTGCGGATGCCAAAAACTACACGAGCAAGTTCAGCTTTCTGGAGTCCGCCGAGCTTGATATCGCGAACGTGCAGAATTGGATTCTCGCTGTGGACAACGACGAGACGGGCAAACGGCTGGAGGCGGAACTCGCCCGGCGCTTGGGGCGTGAGAAGTGCTCCCGGGTGGAATGGCCGCAGGGCTGTAAAGATGCCAATGACGTGTTGGTCAAACATGGACGGGAGATGCTGCGCGATTGCATCCGGGACGCTAAGCCGTATCCGATCGATGGTGTATTCACGTTCGAGGATGTCTCGCCGCGCGTCTCCCATCTGTTTGTGAAGGGCTGGGAGCGGCCCGTCTCAACGGGGTGGGCAGAGCTTGATCAGTTCTACCGCGTCCGTCCTGGCGAGTTTACGGTGGTCACAGGCATACCCGGCAGCGGTAAATCCAACTTCATGGATGCGCTAGTGGTGAATCTTGCCCGGCATCATGGTTGGCGTGTGGCGTTGTTCTCTCCGGAGAACCAACCGGTGGAGGATCACGTTGCCCGGATGATCGAGAAGCGGCTGGAGTCACCATTCTACGAAGGCCCGTCGGCTCGCATGTCGGAAGCTGACATGGAGGTCGGTATGGAATGGGTAATGGAGCATCTGTTCTGGTATCTGCCGCCCGAAGAGGATGATTGGACAATCGAGAATATTCTTGCTGCGGCAAAGCAGCTTGTCCGCCAGAAGGGGATTCAGGGTTTGGTGATCGATCCCTGGAACGAGCTGGAATGCGCGCGGCCGCGTGAGATGACCGAGACTGAATACATTTCCCGAGTGCTCAAGCGTATTCGCCAGTTTGCTCGGCAGAACTCGGTGCATGTCTGGGTAGTGGCGCATCCGCAGAAACTGACGCGCGATTCGGACGGCAACTATCCGGTGCCGACGATGTATGACATTGCCGGTAGTGCGCACTGGCGCAACAAAGCCGATAACGGGTTGTGCGTATGGCGTGATTTCCAGGACGAGCGTGCGCCCGTCAAAGTCATCGTGCAGAAGATTCGGTTTCGGCAGAACGGGCGGCTGGGCGAGGCGCGTTTCCGCTATCAACCGATCACGGCGACTTATGCTGAGCTGGAGCCCAGTTGGGGCAATCATTGGAGTCCGCACACATGAAGTGGCTCTCTCCCACCGGCTCAACTCAAAACTCGAAGTGCGGCCGGTACATGGTGGTCAAGGCTAATTCGAAACACTGGGTAGCCTACTACCGCGGCATCAGCGGCAACACGCACATCGAGATTGGCACGCGTCACGACGATGAGCAGGCGAGGGCGTGTTGTCTGCACCATAGTCTGTGTGAGGCGAAGCGAGCATGATCGAGATTATTATTCCTCGCATAGTTCCCACCCTCAATCGCCTGCTGCGCATGCATTGGAGCGCGCGCCGATCCATACAGCGCGAGTGGAACGATGCGTTGTGGGTAGAGCGTTTGCAGCGTCAAAAGCTCGCTATCTGGCCGCTGTCCAAGGCATGGGTGCATGTCTACCGTCAGGGGCCGAAGAAATTGGACATCGATAATCTGCACGGCGCGGCGAAAATCGTGGTGGATGCCCTCAAGCATGCGCAAATTATTCAGGATGACAGCCCCGATCATATTGAGCTCGTCGTGTCGCAGGCACTGGGCTCACCGCAAACCATCATTCGTCTCGAGCCTCTCGAGGCGCTCAAAATACCCCTTCACCCTCAGCATCAACCAGGAGTTACCCTATGAGCACGCCCAACCCAATCGTTTTCACGCCCCTCATCAAGGGATTCAGCTGGACTCCAAGTACGACGGGTGCCGGTGGTGTCGCGCTCCCACCTGGTGAGACGCAATCAGGATCCACGATCGGCATCCGCGCGGACGGTGACACGACACACTCGCCGGGAAATTATCAGTATCTCGTGGTCATGCCGGCCACACAGACCAGCGAGACACCCGCGCAGATCACCGCAGCGCTGAACAAGTCGCTCCCGCCGGGTAACTACTGGGCCGCGATCGATCAGACCGACATGCTCAATGGCGCACCCTCCACGAGCGATTGGACGGCTGAGGTGCCATTCTCGATTCCTAGCCCGATCGTCAAGCCGGCGCCCCCCACGGCTTTTTCAGCTGCGTAACGGCTTGGCTACGCTACCTGTTTCGCAAAGGGCCCAAGCCAACATGCACCTGAGAGCTCTTCTGCTTACGTTGGGGCTGCTATTCGCAGCCCCGGCGCTGCCTCTCACGCCAGTCCCGTGCCCCGCGGGATTTAACTGCAGCTACACGTACACGCTCACATTCGCGCCTGCAATCCCCGCGACGATCGTCATCAACTGGTATACAACTCCGGGCGGGGCGATCGATCACACACGCACGATCCGGACCTCCACAGGCAGTGCGAGCTTTGAGGTCCCGGGCGGCAAGTGGTATGTGCAACTCACGGTGAGCGCACAGGACGGATCCCTCGCACCAACCATGGTGACTTACGTCATCCAATACCCGACGCTCCTCGTCCCACTGGGCCCAGCACCGCCCTTGAATTTCACGGTGACCTAGTTCCACGTGGAACATTCCCATGCAGTCAACTCGTCCTTACGCCTATCACTACCGTCTGACACCCGCGCAGGAAGACCAACTCCTCACCCAGATAGAGCTGCGCAAAATGCTCACAGATAAAGCGCTGTGCGCTGTGCATAATATTTCGCGTTCGACGCTGCGGCTCGTGTTGAAGCGGGCTCGTGCACGTCGTGGAAACCAAACTCCTGAGCAAAAAGATTAGCAGATGGCTGCCCGTCTCAATCGGAATCACAGTGATTTGGTCCTGAAGCGGATCAAGACCAGTCAGTTGGTGAACCGCCTTCAGGATCATGCGCTTGGCACCTTGCGCGGACCGCCCAGTGAGGAGCATCCGGATGGGCGGTTGATCGAGATGAGTAAGGCCCAGGTGAGCGCTGCGGTTTTCCTGATTGAGCGCACCCTGGCGAAGGCCGAGGCACCCAAGAGCCTTAACCTATCAGGCGGCATCACAGTCCAGATCATCGACCCGACGCGCCGTGCAGATCCAGCTACCCCATAACTGGCACACGCGACCGTATCAGGATCGCCTATGGCGTTACCTTGCAGGTGGAGGGAAGCGCGCGGCTGCTGTCTGGCATCGACGTAGTGGGAAGGATGAGATTGCCTTGCACTGGACCGCGACGGCGGCCATGGAACGCGTTGCCACCTACTGGCATATGCTGCCTAAGGCGAACCAGGCGCGTAAGGCGATCTGGGAGGCGGTGAATCCGCACACGGGCAAGCGCCGGGTCGATGAAGCCTTTCCGATGGAGATCCGCTCGCTCACTCGCGAGCAGGAAATGATGATCAAGTTTGTGAACGGCTCGACGTGGCAGGTTGTGGGCGCCGACAACTTCAACGCGCTGGTCGGCTCACCGCCAGCGGGCATCGTTTTCTCGGAGTACTCGCTGGCCGATCCACAAGCATGGGATTACCTACGTCCGATCCTGGCGGAGAACGGTGGCTGGGCGCTGTTTATCTACACCGCACGCGGGAAGAATCACGGCTATACGCTGCACAATATGGCGAGCCGCAATCCAGATTGGTTCAGCGAAATCCTGACGGTTGAGGACACGAAGGCCATTGCGCTGTCGGTGATCGAGGAGGAGCGTAAGTCCGGCATGTCAGAGGACATGATCCAGCAAGAGTACTACTGCTCTTTCGAGGCCAGTAACCCCGGCGCGTACTACGGCAAGCAGATGACTCAGGCGTGGAAGGATCAGCGCATCGGTCGCGTCCCGGTTGAGCCTGGTGTTCCCTGCGAAACGTGGTGGGATCTAGGCATGGACGATGCCATGTCGATCTGGATCACGCAGACGGTGGTGCGTGAGATTCGGTGCGTACATTACTACGAGCAGAGCGGCGAAGGACTCGCGCACTATGGGACTTATCTCCATAACTGGGCGACTGAGCGGGAAGTGCGCTTTGCACGTCACGGTATGCCGCATGACATTCAGGTTCGCGAGCTCGGTACCGGTAAGAGCCGCAAGGAAGTGTGCGAAACGCAGTTAGGAATCCGGCCAGTCATTGTGGCGCCCCAACTGGATCTTGAGTCAGGAATCGAGCAGGTGCGCCGACTTTTGGCCCAATGCTGGTTCGATGAAAAGGAATGCGAGCGTGGCATCTCGGCGCTCACGGAGTACACGAAGGAATGGGATGAGCGTTCAAAGGTGTTCGCGGCACGCCCCCTGCACAACTGGGCATCGCACGGGGCGGACGCATTTCGCACCATGGCGATGATCCATAAGGGCCGAGCTGAGACAAGCACGCCGGCGCCTCGAGATCGTTACGCAGATCGCAATAAACGTCGGGGCGGCACCTGGATGAGTTCATGACCACATTGCAGCAGCCCACCTCTGACCCGCAGCAAGGCCCGCAGCCCAATGCTACCGTCGCCCCGCCTACGGGCAAGCCCTATTCACCGCCTGATCCGACCGAAGTCATGGAGGAGTTCCGGCGGCGGGCCGCTTCTGCGCTCGCTCACTCTAAGGACTGGCGCGTGGAGGCGAAGGAGCTATTCGACTTCGTGGCCGGTCGTCAGTGGGATGTGGACGATGAGACGCGGATGCGTGAGCAGAACCGTCCCATGGTCACCTTCAACCTCATGTCCAAGTTCATCGACGTGGTCATGGGGTTGCAGATCAACAATCGACAGGAGATTCGCTGCTATCCGCGGCGTAACGGTGTGGTGGCGGTCAACGACGTTGCTACCGGCGCTCTCGCCTGGTGTCGAGACCAGTGCGGCGCTGAATTCGAGGAGTCTGACGCCGGCCACGACACGCTGCTGACCGGCATGGGTTGGATCGAGGACTTCTATAGCGATCAGGATGACCCCGGTGGAGCTATTGCACAGGAGCGGCGTGACCCGCTTGAGATGCTGTGGGACCCGATGGCGCGCAAGAAGAACCTGGTCGATCGGCGATGGCAGATCCGATTGAAGCGTGTCACATACGATGAATACATAGACCTGTTCGACACCGAGCCGACCGGCAGTGTTGCAGTCGTGGGAATGGACCCTGGTGACATCGACGCGGGCTTGCAGATCATTACCAAGCCACAGGATTACGACGGCCAAGCGGTTCCGAATGAGGCCCGCGGCCACTTCATGGTGGCGGATTACCAGTTCTGGTGCCTGCATACGGTGTGGAATGTCACGGCGCAGTTCCCTGGCGCACCACCTGCCACTCAACAGTTCTCGGACGAGGAGTGGACCGCGACTCAGGAGCAGATGCAGTCGCAAGGCATTCCCCATCAAGCGTCGAAGGAGAAAATCAAACGCTTCTACCGCTGTTGGATCACAAGCGAGGGAATACACGGCAACGTCAAACAAATCCCTTCCTTCACTTTCCACGCGATCACCGGCAAGCGCGATCGCAACAAGAATCTCTGGTACGGCCTCGGGCGCAACCTGAAAGATCCGCAACGGTGGGTGAATGCCTTCTTCTCATCGATCATCTGGCAGCTCATGGTGAACGCCAAGGGCGGCGTAATGATCGAGGAAGACGCGGTGGAGGATGCTGCGGAATTCGAGGATTCCTGGGCCGATCCGAGCAAGCCTACGTTCGTGCGCAGTGGCGCGATCACCGCCGGCAAGATCCAACCGAAGCCGGATGGCTCATACCCACAAGGTATGGACCGGCTGATGCAGTTTTCCATGGATGCGCTGCCTGGCGTGTCGGGTATCAATGCCGAGCTCCTCGGGCTCACTGATCGGCAACAGCCGGGGATCGTGGAGGCGCAGCGCAAGCAGGGAGCTCTCGCCATCGTGGCGTGGTATTTCGACGGCTTGCGGCGCTACTACCAGGAAGCTGGCCGCGTGATGCTCGGGATGATCCGCGACTTCATGGCCGATGGCCGGTTGATTCGGATCGTGGGCCAGGAGGGGGCGCAATACATCCCGTTACTGCGCGATCCGCTCACTGCAACCTTCGACATCATCGTCGATGAGGCGCCCACGTCGGTCAACATGCGCGAGCGCGTGTATGCGGTGCTTAAGGAACTGATTCCGCTGTGTCTTCAAGCTGGTATCCAGATCCCGAAAGAGATCATGGACTACGCGCCAATCCCCGATGATCTCGCGCAGAAGTGGAAGCAAGCGCTACAGCCCTCGCCGCAGGCGATGCAGGCGCAGCAGCAGGCTCAACAGATCGCACAGCGTGGTGCAATCGCGAAAGTCATGAAGGACGAGGCGTCGGCGAACGAGAGCAACGCTTCGGCGCAACTCAAAACGGTCGAAGCGCAGACGGGTGCGATGGCAGCGCCTACTAAGATCGCGCTAGATCATGTCGAAACGATGAGGAAGGCAGCGGAAACGGGCCAAATGATGGCGGGTCGATGAAAATCGCAGAAAGCTTCGACGAACATTATCAAGTTGATCCGGTCAGTGGCTGCTGGAACTGGCAGCGCGGTACCAACGGTGTCGGCTATGGCAAGTTTTACCTCCGCGGCAAACGTAGCGATGGAACGATGAAGGAGGTCTTGGCGCATCGATTCTCTTATGAGCGCGCCAACGGACCGATTGCAGAGGGCTTATTTGTCTGCCATCACTGCGACAACCGCGCGTGTGTGAACCCCGCGCATCTATTCGCTGCGCCACAGCTTGAAAATGTGCGTGACATGCTCTCGAAGGGGCGTGCGCGCTACATAGCTCATCCGAAAGAGCTTAATGGTCGCGCGAAACTCTCAGCGTCTCAGGTCGCGCAGATCCGTCAGGAATTCAGATTGGGTCGCACTAAGGCGCATCTCGCGCGGATGTTTGGCGTGAGCGAGCGGCAGATCAAACGCATAACAGACGGCCAACAATGGCAAGAGAGGGCGGCATGAGCACAGTCATAGAACAAATCGACTCAGGGGCGGACATCAATGCAGACGCAGGATCTGGAACAGCAGCTGAAGGCGATCAAGGCGCAGTATCGGGTGCTTCTGGAGCAGGGGATGAAGGACAACGAGCCGCAGATCAGGGCGCTACTGGCACAGCTGCCGAAGGGACAGCGGCTGCGGGTGACACTGCAGCTGCAGGCGCTTCAGGAGCCGATGGAAAGGACAAGCTAGTCCCGATCGCCGCTCTTCACGAGTCTCGCGAGACGATCAAGGCGCTCAAGACGCAGATCGCAGCGCTTGAATCCCAGCCGAAGCTCTCTGCCGAGGACGCTGAGCTACTCAAGGACCTACGCGCGCAAAAGAAGGCCGCGCAAGAGCCGAAGGATCCCGATTTCCTCGAAGATCCCAAGGGATATGTCGATGCGAACGTCAAAAAGACCGCCGAGCAGGTCAAAACACTCCGCGAGGAGAATGAGCGGATCGCGCAGGAGCGTCAGCAACAGCAACAGGTGAATCAGATCCTCTCGGGAGTCCAGCAACACGAGCAAACATTCCTGAAAACGACGCCTGACTATCATCAGGCCATCGACCATATCCGCACGGTGCGCGCCTCACAGCTCCAGATGCTCTATCCGCAGGCGACGCCGCAGCAGATTCAGCAGCAGATCGCCAATGAGGAGATTGGCGCGGCCGCACAAGTGCTGCGAGCCGGCGGTAATCCGGCCGAATTCGCTTACAACTACGCTAAGACGGTGGGTTATCAGCCGAAAGCGGCGACTCAGAATGCGGATGGAACCAATGGTGAGGCCAAACCTGACAAGGACGCGGTGCGCTCAATGGGCGGCGGTGGAGGAGCTACCAAGGACGATCAGGACGAAGGAAATGCGATGCCGGAGTTGGCGCAGGCGCTCGCTGAACGCTTCGGGGTGAAGCGCAAGAAGTAAATTCTGCACAAAATGGTTGTTGTATCAGCATGGAAGCTGAGCAACACTCCTGCCATTCGCGCGAGCTGTGCGTCATAGGCTCAGGGTGCCGCCGACCTTCAACGGGCGCATCGCGGTCACTGCGTCAAGGTGACGAAGGTCCGGCTCATCGCCGGGGTTTCGTACTCACGTAGAGATCGCCATGGCCGGTACAGACTATCCAGTCAATTCGCCGTTAGCCGTCAAACGATGGTCTAACGAGCTCATGAAGGAAGCGCTGAAGAAGACCTTCGCGCTCCAGTTCATGGGCACGGACAGCAACGCGCTGATCCAGATCAAGACCGAACTCAACAAAGGCCCCGGCGACCGGTTGACCTTTGGACTGCGTCAGCAGTTGGGCGGCGCCGGAGTCCAGGGCGATTCGACCCTGGAAGGCAACGAAGAGGCGCTCGTCACCTACTCGCAGAATGTCACGATCGACCAGCTCCGCCATGCGGTGCGCTCGAGCGGCAAGATGAGCGAGCAGCGGGTACCGTTCACGATTCGCGATGAAGCTCGCGATGGGTTGGCGGACTGGTGGAGCGAGCGTATCGACCGCTGGTTCTTCAACCAGATCACGGGCAACTCCGGTCAAGCCGATCAGCGCTTCACTGGGCTACAGGCAGCGACGGCGCCCGACAGCGGTCACATGGTGTTTCCGGGATCGGAAACGGCCGAAGCCTCGCTTTCCGCGACTACCTCCAATCGATTCAGCCTCGCGCTCATCGACAAGGCGGTGGAGAAGGGCAAGCTGGCGGTGAACTACCTGCGTCCGGTGCGCGTTGGTTCCAACGACTACCTCGTCGCCTTCCTGCATCCCTATCAGGTCACGTCGCTTCGGCAGAGCCTCTCAGGCTCAACCCAGTGGAGCGACATCCAGAAGGCGGCCATGCAGGGCGGTGAGATCACGGACAACCCGATCTTCACCGGCGCGCTCGGTCTCTACAACGGTGTGATCCTTCACGAAAGCGTGCGCATCCCTTCCACATTGGCCGGCGATGCCAACAACAACGTGGTCCGCGCAGTGCTCTGCGGTGCTCAGGCCGCATGTCTCGCCTTCGGACGTGGCTACGGGAAGAACACGTTCAGTTGGAAAGAGGAACTCTTCGACTACGAGAACCAGTTGGGTGTGGCCGCCGGCTGCATCGGTGGACTCGTCAAGACGCGCTTCAATGGCTCGGACTTCGCGACCGTGACGATGTCCAGCTACGAAGTGGCGAGCTAAGGAGACACCATGCCCACTCGTCAAATCACAAGCTCCTGGCTCAATCAGCCCGAAGCAGTCCACGCCGGTGTCAACGCACTGGTGCTGCACCTGTCGTTCTCGTCCACCTTCTCGCCAACCGACATCATTCAGATCGGGAAATTGCCGGTCAACGCAATCCCGCTCGATGTGGTGTTCTACGGGGGTACCGCGACCAGCATCGGCACGACAGTCCTCAAGTTTGGCACGAGCGCGAGCCCGTCCGCCTTCTTCGCATCGGCGACCTACTCGGCGGCGCGTTATCAAGGTGCGGCAGCCAAGCGCCTGGGACTCGCAGGGCAGTGCTCGCTGTCAGACGACAAGATGCCGCGCTATGTACCCGTGCAGATGGTCTCGGCGGCCGGTGCGACGCTCGGCTATCTCGGCGAACTCGTCATTTACTACAAGATGCCCGGACAGAACTTCCCGTAATAAACAACATTCCTCTGGGCAGGAGGGGAACATGCATGAACTATTGCTCCCGGACATCGTGGAGCGCATCTCACAGGCCATCCGCGAGGAGAATTATGATCTCGCGGAAGGTCTGCTCTATCCAGCGCTAGATCAGAAGCCTGATGTAGGCCCGCTCTGGTTCTATGCCGGCATTCTGGAATCGATGCGCGGTCGTCAGGCTATCGCTTTCGAATGTTTCCATCGCAGCCAGGAACTCGAGCCGCACCCGGCGAACTGGTCTAACTTGGGTGGCGTACTGCGCACCATGGGGCGCGTTGCGGAGTCTCGTGAATTGCTCCTGCGCGGCCTGAATCGCGTCGGCGAGGATGCGGATATCCTCGGAAACCTCTGTGGCTCCTATGTCAACGAAGGCGATCCGGAGCCTGGAATCGCGTACGGTGAGCGCTCGCTCGCAATAAAGCCAGATCACCTGCCGGCGAAATTCAACCTTTCACTGCTCTACCTTGAGGCTGGGCGCTGGGCAGAAGGTTTTGACTGTTACGCCGAGGGCGCACATCGTCATCGGC